ACCTCTACGCCCGCGAGGTTCTGGATGGTCGTTACTTTGATCGTGCTCATTACACCACCGTCCAATTTGTGCCCGTGGACACCGTCACCGTCACACCCGTTGCAATCGCCACAGGACCGGCAGACATGGCGTTATACCCATCTGGCGTGGTGTAGCTGGTCACAATGGTCTGCGGGTTGATGTAGAAACTGATGACCCCAAGGGATGCCTGACTCACTGTGCCCTGCCCCGGCGCAATCAACTGGACAATCGGGCTGGTGTAGTAGACGTAGATGTTGCCTGTTCCGCTGGGCGGTGCAGATGTAAACGTGATGGTCTGGCCGCTGATGGTGTAGGCACTGCCGGGGTTCTGCGGCACGTTCTCAATGACAGCCTGCACACCAAAGACCGACCCAACCGGGCGCGACAGCGTAAACGCCGTGGTGGTCCCGTCGCCGTTGAAGTAGTCAACAGCAGGAACGAATCCTTGCGTGGTGTAGGTATTGCCAATAAAAGCCATCTCAGACCGCCGTCAAAACCGAAACAACCACATCCGCAGAGCTTGCGGCGCTGGTCAATACCTTCAGGGCATCAGAGGCAATCAGCACCACCCGGTTGCCACCAATCACCTCCAGCGAACCGCCGACAGGAATCGTGGCCGCCTTGACCAAGTAGTAGTCCGTGGCAGAGCGGGTGAAGTACACATCGGTTGTGATTGGCGATGTGGTCGTATTGGACACCACCAAACTGGTGATGGCAATGGTTCCGCTGGAGACGGTTGTAAGCGTAGACGCCGATGTGCCGACGTTCTTTGCCACATAAGAAGTGTTTGCGTATGTAGGCATATCAACTCATCATTGTTGCTAAAAAGAGGGCTTCGTCATTTGTTGCAAATGACGCCGGTGATGATGCCCACCCAGTCCCTGTGGATGTCAGAAGATTACCCGCCGTGCCGGGTGAAGTCAAACCCGTACCGCCCGCCGCAGCAGGCAAAGTGCCAGCGGTCAGTGCCGAGGCGCTGGTTGAGTACAGAGCATAGTTTGCCGCCGTGAACGTGGTCAGGCCGGTGCCGCCGTAGGCTGGCTGGATTGTGCCGCCTTGCCAAGTGCCGCCGGAGATGACCGCCGAGCCAAGATTGAAGGCGTTTGTGCCAAACGTCACGCCCTCCGGCAGATAGGCATGGAGGTCCCAAGTGCCGCCCGTCGTGCCGTTGTTCGTCAAAAACACCGCGCCTGCACCGCCCGAAGGGATGGTGCTAATCGTGGCAGTGGCGTAGTCCGTGATGGTCAGGGTGCTCGTGGCGAGGTTGTTGAACACAAACGCCACACCCGTCGTCAGAGTAGTGGCATCAGGCAATGCGTAAGTCTGTCCACCCGTCCCAACAAGGGTCTGGATGTAGCTGGAAGCCGCCGTCAGGGTTGTGGTTCCCCCTGCTGCGGTTGTGTTGGTGTTGGCCTGATTGACCCGGTTGACCGTGATGTTGGAGTTGGCATCCCGAAGCACCACCGAGTTGGCCCCGGAGGAGGATGTGACCCCCGTACCGCCGTACGCCACAGCAATCGTTGATCCCTGCCATGTGCCAGAGGCTACAGTCCCCAGGGCCGAGACGTTGCCGCTTCCATCGAGATTGACCGACCGCCCAGACGGGTAGGTCACAAAGACGCTAACTACCCCAGAGAAAGTGACGGCACTGCCTGTGTTGCTGGACGCATAGATTGTCGTGCGCGTCAGCGTGGGTCCCGTGGTCGAATACGTGCCAAGGCCCACCTCCCACTGACCCGTCGTATCTGTAGCCGAGTAGTAGGTGGTGTTGGTGTCGCCAATGATGGCGAACGTCTGAAAGCCAAGAACAGCGCCCGTAAGCGTGAAGCTTACAGTCGTATTCGCCGTGGCCGTTTCTTGGACACGGTTTGCAAGGACCAGAGGCATCTAAACCCCCTATTAACTCGTCGCGGTGGTCGAGTAGGTAACCGAAACCGTGTCGCCTGCGGTCGTGATCTTGGCCGTACTAAATGCACCTGCGCTGTACAGCGTGCCAGAGGTGTTGCCTTGAGTCGAAGACGCGCCAGAGCCGGTCACCAAGAAGCAGCCACCGACCGTGCCGCCGCCACCTGTGATGGTGTAGGTAATAGCCGATGCGGTCTTGGTCGTCACGTTGGTGGGCGTGGTGCCAGTCGAGGTGGCAGCACTAAACGATGCCGTGCCACGAACAGCCGAACCACCCACGGTGTAGTTGGTGAACTCCGTCCAGCCGCCGTGCGAAGCCATCGTGTCTGCCGCAGCAAAGGTCGGGCTTGCGCCAGAGATCAAACCAAGGAACGGGCCGACCGTGGTGTAAGAGGTGCCAGACAGCAGGGTGTCGAGCATGAGTTCTTTGCCAACCGCGTTGACCAGATTGGGGAACTGATCTTCCCACTTGATGTTGCCATCGGCATCGCGGCAGACCACATGGTAGTGGCCCTCAATACCAACAGACTCCGCGCCAGCCACATTCGACTGCATGGTCACTTCAGCGTGGTCACCGAAGTTGGAAAATTCTTTCTGCATGATGACTCCTTAAACAAGTCTGATTAGGGCAGAGGTGCTCGTGTTGGCGGGCATCTGCACGGTGAAAGTGGTGGTCGAGGTTTTGTCAGACCCGAAGTCCAACACGCACACAGCGCCGTTATCGCCCGGCGTGTAGATCAAGGCACCACGCGCTGTAATCGCTCCCGTCCATGCTGGAGATGAGAAGTTGACGTACGTGATGCTGCCGCTGGCTGTGTCCTGGCTTGCGATGGTGGCGGTCACCACCAAACCCCCGGCAACATAATTACCGCCAGAGGCTTCACCAATCGCTGTGTACGCCGTGGTGGTCTGATCCAGCGTGGCTGAATTGGTGTACAGCGCCAAATAGAACGTGTCCGAGGCGAAGTTGATCGTGCCGTTGGCAAGCCCCGACCGCAGCGTGTTGCAGGAGTAGTTGCCGGTAAAGGCCATCAAGCCACCCCATTATTCTGCGGCAGCGGAGCTGCGCGGTACTGACCCGACCTGTAGGCATCGCTGCGCTCAAGTCCATCACCCAGACGTTTGGCCAGAGCAAGAGCCTCTTTGTACTTGGTGTCGTACAAGGCCATCATGTCGGCCTCGCCCTTCATGTAAGAGTATGCCTCCACCAGGGAGCCGTACAGCAACACCGTGTCGAAGTTGTCACCCAGCCAAGTCTGGCCATCGGCGGCTACCGTGATCGACTCAGGGTAATAGTAGTAATGCAACTCGACATCATAGGCCGCATCAGGTGTCGGCCCAAGGATGAAACTCAACTCGTCAGAGATGACTGCGCCTGAAACTGTCGGCCCAAACAACGCATAGTACTTTGGCGTCCCGGTGTCGTTTGGCGACGGGTACGCTTGCCGGATGAAGTTCACATCCTTGTTGAGCAGGTATTCGTACGACCCCGTGTTGAGATTGCCGCCTGTCACGCCCGTGATAACCGCCAGTGAATAGACCGACAGGAAATCATTGGGGCACGACAGGTACTTGTTGCTGGCAGACACCGAGCCCGTGACGTTCTTGCGAAGGGATGGAAACTGAACCGAGTTGTAAATGCGCTGCTCTGCCTGTTGGATGAAGACAGGGATATTCGCCACGAACTCCGTTTCGTAGTTCTGGGTGTAGTCCTGAATTGCAGCAGACAGGGCAGCGTAGTTCATGCCATCGGACCCCTAGCCATCACACCTTTGGTTGCGCAGCCCGTGCCACGGATTTTGATACCGCTGGTTTTAGTGGGCGGGTAGTCCTGGCTACGTGTGTTAGCCACAGACACATTGGCCTTGCGCATGGTTGTCTTGGCAGGCTCTTCACCCACCACGACAGACGGATATGGCTTGGGAGATTTGTACGTTGCCATCTCAGGCTCCTTTGCGGCCAGGGCTACGCTGGTTCATGACCTTGGCCATGTTACGCCCGTACTTGAGCATGTCGGCGTTGGTCTTGCCACCGGCCTTCATCTTGGTCAGGGGTTTGCCGGGGTGCATGGCTTTCTCGTGTTTATGCACAGCCTTCTTTGCGTCCATCATGATCGACTCCTTATGTCGTTGCAACCGTAATTGTGCCCAAATTTACTGTCAGCACCAAGTTGTTTGGTGTTAGAGCAGCATCAAAAAAGCTCGCTCCGCCAACCGGATTCCAGCCCCACTGAAAAATACGGCTACCGCCTGTGGCCGTACCGTCCTCGTCCGGGTCCGTACCGCTGATGTTTGAGAGCTGCAAACCACTGTTGCCCCCCAACCGATACGTGATGTCCGGCCTGGGGTTGCGCACAGCCTGCGGGTCTTCCACAGGGTACATACCCAACTGAAGCTGCGGATGGTCGGGGTCCCAGCAAGCCGGGCACACCAACATGTTCACGTTCTTCGTCTTGAGCGTGTATGTCTTGAGCTCCTTGAGCTTGAAGCGAAAGTTGCAGCGGTCACACTGCGCAATCGCAAACTTGCCGGACGAAAAACGATTGGGCATTAGAACGCCCCAGCAATGTACTGCCTGCGCGGCACGAACCGCACAGCCGCCTTCTCATGGTCTTCCTGCGCAGCCAGCTCCCAAGCCTCGTCATACTGCTGCTTGAGCACACCCAGACGATCCATCGCTCCGGGAACCTTGAGCGCCATATAGTACGACAACCCCGCCGTCATGCAGGGGATGAACCGGAACGGCACATCCATCACGTTAACACCGCCACCGGCATCCTGCACACGGCGCATGCGCCAGTACACAAACTGGTACGTGGGGTTGCCCACAGTGCCTTGATCCGGCGTTGGCCAGACCGTAACGCGGGGGATATTGTTGACGTACACGGCGGTGCCGACAGAAGGGGTGGTTTGGCTGGTGCCGTTTTGAGCCCGAAACACGCCGCCAAGCTGCGTGCTGCTGTTGATCCAGCCGTAGTAGATCGTCTCGGTGCCGATGTTCAGGTAGCCCAGCGTGGGTAAGTTGGCTGTGGAGGACAGCGTCAGGGTCTGGGCCCCCGTGTCTGCGCTCTGGTATGTGTATCCTGTGGGAGACACTTGGCCATCCAGCCGCTGCACCCAGACCTGAATCGGACGAGCTTGCGTCAGCTTGTTGGGGATCGTGGCGTAGGTAGAAACACTAATACGTGTGATTGTCAGGTCGGCCTGATTGGACTGCTGGTTGGGCTGCGTGCGGATCACATGATCGAGCAGGTCCACGGTATCGTTGGGCAGCGTGTAGGTGTTGAGCCCTTGAACAAGTGGGATGGTGCCCTGCTCAAACGTCCACATATTGATGCCACGATTGGCCCAGTCTGCGAACATCAGGTTCAGGGAACGACGGGCCGTCTTGAGATCGTAGCCCGTACGCAACTCCGAGCCCACGCGCTCAAACGCCTCCTCGACGATCTCGGTCAGATCGAGGTTGAAACCTGCTGCGCCTGATGTGGTGGCCATTACCTATACCTCGCCGTCTTCGCCGCCACCTTGGGCGGCTGCTTCACAAACTGCTTCCCCGCCTTCTTGCCTGCCCGCTTGGCACGAGTCGTGGCGGCATACTCAGCGGGGCTGAGCGCCTTGATAGCGTTCTCAGGCAGATATCGCTCCCCCGTCTTGGAAGACGGTTTGCCGGATTTGGTGCGCCACTTTTGGGCACCCCAATCCTTGAGCGACTGCTGCGGGTCTTTCATGTCAGTCTCGATACCCACCGCCAGCGGCTTTGTACTTCTTGGCCACAAGCTGGGCTTTACGGGCCGACCACTGGCCTGCTCCGGTGCCGTGCGTTGCCGCTGCCTTGACTTGGCTCACAATCCGCTTACGCAGCTCCGGTTTGGTGTAGTTGCCAGCCGCGTTGACCTTGCCGCCTTCCGCATACTGCGTGAAGTCGGTGTCGTCCCTACGGGCCTTGCGTTTGGGCCCGGGCATTTTCGAGGGCATGATGGCCCCCATTCCACGGCTGGCTCGCATGTCAATACACCTTTGCCTTTCGTGCACCCCGAGCTTTACCCCAACCCTTGACGGCTCCGCCTTTTTTGAACTCTGCTGGATTAAGGGCAACAAAATCTCTGCTTGCACGCATAGAGGGGTTTGTCTGTTGAAGAAACCCGTAAGGGGTTCTAATAGGGACACCGCTTTCAGTGCGCACAAGGTTGTCGATGCCTGAAAAGTACTGAGCCTGCTCTGCATCTGTAATGAGGGGCAGTTTCGCAAGCCTGCGGGCGTTCTCACGCTCTCGCTCCTCTAGCTCAATGGCGGAAGGGTTGTACTTTGGGATTTTTGCAATGGCTTCCGCGTCGCGCTGTTTTTGTGCTTCGCTGCGCGTATCCGCGTCCTCCAGCCGAACTCCTCTGCCAACCGGCAGTTTTGAAAGTGCGTACATTGCACCCAAGCCGCCAAGCACTTTGGAGGCTTTCCCCATTGATTTACGAGCCATGACGGCCTCCTATCAGCAGGCGTAGCCGCCCTTTTTCATGCCCAGGGGTTTGCTGCCGGACATCTTGACCATCGTGCCTTTGGTCTTGCCTTTGGTGGCCATACCGTCACGGCTGGGAGCCGCAGTCTTGACCGCGCCCATCTTGGCCGTGGTGATACCACCGTTGGCCATTTTCTTGGCGGGTGCGCCTTTTTTCTTTGCCATCATTGCCATAAAACCAGCGTTCATTTTGGAAGCCATAGTGTCACCACCTTTCGAAAAAAACTCTTGCTTGCCTTGATTGGTTTTGGGTTTGTTGATTGCCTGTACGTCTGCACGGCTCCCAGACCCAAACCGCTTGCCCTTGTCTGCCTTCATAAACTCTTTGCCGACAGACTGCGGAACTCCTACGCGCTTGGCAGCGGCGGGGTCGTTTGCCACCATTGCCATCAAGTTGTGTTGTGCCTTACTCTTGCTTGGCATCGTCAGCTTTCTTTCTGCGGAAAAGTGTGTAAAAGTCTTTCCCGGTGGCCATCTCGTAAATACGCATGGCACCAACGATTGCGCCGATCAAGCCAAACAGCGGCGTGAGCATATTCAAAAAAGCGCCAATCGTGCTGAAGATTGCCACCACATCCAGCACGTTTTTGACGGTATCTGTGTTCTCGCTCATGTCAGCAATTCCAAGCCCGCAGGCTCTTGTTGATGCGACTGTTCGGGTCTTTCTTGGCTTTCTCGCCGGTCAGCTTGGCCTTCATCCCAGACATCCTGGCACAGAAGGAGTCGCGGCGTGCTCCGCCTTGGGGCTGTGGGGGCTTGAGCCCCGGTTTGCCCGGATTGGCCTTGTTGTAGGAGGCACGCCCCTTGGCGTTGAGTCCGCCCTTGGGGTTTTTGCCTTCCTTGCGCTGCCATGCTGCGGTCTTAGCCATAGAACAAAGTAGTTGTTACGTTTGCGACCAAGCCAACAAAAATGCCATCTTTGGCCAGAATTCCTTCGCCCGGAATCACCACAGGAAACGCAGTCGCGTTGTACGAATCTGCTTCCATCAGGATGTCAGCGTACATCGACACCGCAGGGGAGCCGGTGATGGTGCCACTGGCAGAGTCCGTTACCGTAAACGTGTTGGCGTCCGACACCGTAACCGCATAGATGTTGTCTGTTGCAGTGCCGCCTGTGCCAGCAGAAAAGTCCAACCAAACGCGGTCCCCAGAAGTAAGGCCGTGACTTGTTATGGTCACCGTCACAGTGTTCGTAGACCGCCCGTAAGTACCCGTTTGCGTCACGTTGTTTGCAAACACGGTATTACGAGTGGCCGCACTAGTGTTTGCCGACACAACGGCCCCTTTGAGGCGTGTTCGGTAGTTCACCGCCACGCCCGTAGAGGTCATGTGTTTCGACTTTACGTCAAACTGCATCGTCATTTTCTGGCTCCGGTTCTGGCAGTTCCAGTCTTGCAATCATTGCTTGAAGAACATCAATCGCCGCTTGGGAAGCAACGGCAACCTCATG